CTTTGTGCTGTTCGGGACCAAGCCTCACAAGATCATGCCCAAGGACAAAAAGGTTCTGCGATGGGCTGGCCCTGGTGGCTTTGTCTTTGCCAAGGTGGTCAACCATCCTGGGTATGAGGGCGATCACTACCTGAACGACGCGGCGGACAAGGCCATAAACCAGTTCGCCGAAATCCTGAAACGACACTGGAGGCCCTGAGATGCCCACCAAGAATACGTTCCACGACGCCTACCTGGCGAGACACTGCACCGAGGCGAGGGAAGAACGGGCCTATGCGGAAGTCGATGCCCTGGGCACGTTTTCAGCGGCTTGGCGTGACAAGCTGGCGACCGCCCGGACCTACGTAATCGCGTGTCTGGAGAGCCAGGCCTCCCCCGATGACCTGTTTGGGGCCAAGCTGAAACACTACCGGGCCGAGTTCGATACTGCCTTGAGCCAGGCCAGGGCTGCGACCCCGGACGATGACGGAAACCCCCTGGCCGTGTTCTCCATCCCGATCCTGAGAGGTTGAAGCCATGATGCAGCCGCTTGAGGCCCTGCGCGACCAGCTGGCCCTGATACCTGGGATCGAAACCTGCAAGATCGGGATCGAGAAGGGCATGACTGCTGCCGACTACCCGATCATCCGAATCGTGCCCACAACGGTGCGCCATGGTGACATTATCGGGATGCGTGCCGTTGAGGTGATGATCTACTTCGGGAAGCCCATTGAGGAGTTCGACGAGGAGCCCGACGACGAGGGCCGGGTCAGGCTGGAAAAGTTGTATGCGGCCCTGTTTGACCTGGAGGTAACCATCATCGAGATCCTGTCCGTGATGGGTGGCGAGTACGAGGAAACCCTGCTTGATGAGGACCGCCTCGACACGTACAAGCTGATGGCGATCCGGGCCACGGTGGAAGGATAAATTTCGAGGGGGGTGTCCGCGCACTTCCCCTGGAAAAAGAGAAGGCCCCTTCGGGGGCCTTTTTTTGTGGTCAGTTTACGATGCCGGGGCCGAATTCCACTGGCCCTGGCCTTGGGTAGTGCTCCCGCAGGTCCTCCGGGAGATTATGCCAAACTCCAATAATGGCGGCCATGTCTGCCTTGCTCTTGAGTGGCTCGGGGCTCAAATACCAACAGTCTGGAGGCGGCGACTTGGGGATGTAGGGGCAGCGGATCATGGCCAGGATGATCTCGGCCGAAGGCCCGGAAACCTCCCCGGCTTCCTCGTCCCAATCAAACACAAGGGGCTCCTCCCCCTGTATTCGGTGCTCGCAAATGTAGTGTTTTTTCACGGTGTCCACCCGAAGAGAAGGCCAAGCGCAAGCTCGATCATCTCCCTGTCTTGTTTGTATGTCGCCCGCAATGCGGCGGAGGCCATAATGTCGTTCTCTGGAGTGTACCCGAGGACCGTTTGAAACGCTACGGGTAGCACCTCCAGGGCCTCCCGACCCTTGCTCCATGCATACTCTCGGCCTTGGTATGCCCTTGCGTAGTTGTCTTTTCTCGTTACCTCTCCCCGCGGATAGCCGTCAAACGGTTCTAGGTCCGCCATTTCCTCCAGTGCCTGTCCTGCTGTCCTTCTGCTGTGGAGTTCCTGAAAATAGTCGTCAAGCTCTGGCATGACAGCTTGAAGGTGATGCGAAAACTCGTGGAGTGCTGGCAAAAATTCGTCGCGTGTTGATATTCTGCACCTAAGGGGGTCGTAGCTTGCCCTCCGAGTGACGATCTCGGCCTTGAGCGTGTTGGCGTACCTATCTGAAACAGCGGTCCACGAATTTGGGAACCGCTTTGATGCATCTTGGACTAGGACCATGGCCTTCATTGTTGTCGCTGATACATTGCAAGCCTGGCTTGTCCCGACATCCTCCCCAAGCTGCTTGAAGAGTTCCAAGAAAAAGGCGCGTTGATCCCTGGCCGGGGATGGAAGACGGAGGAGCTTTTCCGACCCAAGGGTGATGAAGTCGTCTAGTGTCTTTGGCTTCGGCGCTGGCGCTGGCGAAGCCTTGGGCACTGGCACTGCCTTGGGCTTCGGTGTGGCTTTGGCCCTGGGCTTGGGCGTGGGCTTGGGCACGATGAGCCCGTGGAAGTGGACCGCCTCCCCCATGGGCCGAACCAGATAGGTCGGATCTTTGCCCATGTTGAAGATCTCCAGCCCGTCGCGCCCACTCAGGACCGCCTGGGCTCTGAACTTGTTACCCATGACCATTGCCGCCTGCCGCTCTGTGAGGCCCGAAAGGTAGGCCTGGTCGGCATAGGGCTTTGCCTTGGCCTTCTTCGAGGGCGTGTGGATGTCCAGGCGCGGTGCCACGATGCAACGGCAATGGGGGTGGATAGGGGCCAGGGGGCAAAGGCCCTTCGGATATACTCCTGGCCCCATGCCGTAAACGTCCCGCTTGGCGAAAAGGTCGCAGATGTCCATCCTGGGGTGGCTCTTGCTCAAACGGTACTGGACCCATTCCACATCGGTGTCGGCGATGAGCTCCCGCGCGTTGGTCAGGGCGTAGGCCCGGTGAAGTTCTGTTTGTGCGATCCGGTTGGCGAAATAGCGCATCCGTTCGTAGTAGGCCTGCTGGACCTTTTTCTCCAGGAGCTCCGCCCCGACCCCTTCCTCGATGGCGTCCAAATATTCGAGATATGCGGCCTTGAGGGCCGGGGTCTTGAGTCGGAGGGCCTGGGCTCTGGCAAGTAGCCTGGAAAGCTCCCCCTGGACCCCTGGATCGATCAGGAGCTCGTCCCGTAGATACTTGGGAAGGCCTGGCGTCCCTGGACTGAGCCGAAGGACTTCCGAGGCCTTGAATCCGTAGCCCTCGAATATCTTCATGGTCAGGGTTCTGGCCTGGTCGAAGCCCTTTGTGTGGCTGTTGATGAGGTTCAGGACCGTGGCGTTGATGGCCTGCGTCTCCCGGTAGAGCTTTTTGGAAAGGGTCAGGTGGCCGATCTTCATGCCCAGGACCGAGGCCTCGCCGACTGATGCCTGGAGGATCTTCGAAAAGGCCTCCGTGAGCTCCCGCGTAAAGGCTCCCTTGAAGCCGTTCGTCGCCTGCTTCAGGGCCACCTGGGGCGAGACTCCCTGGGAGATGAGCCGCATCATTTTTTCGTATGCGGCATGGGCGCTCTGTTCGATGGTGGTGGCGGTCCCGTCGAGGAGCCGCTTCTCTGCTGATGGCTTCATCATAGGCCTGCGACCTGCATGGTAAGTGGGTGTTCAATCGAGGTGGTCAATGCCTGGTAGGCGTGTGCCAGGGCATCGCATCCGTCTTCGTGCTCCCCTTCTGGGAAGGCCAGGAGCTCCTCTCGAAACCAGTTCGGGACCCCTGCAGGGTCGTGGCGGACCAGCCTGCGCTCGTACCTGGTGATGACCGGGGCCAGGCGCGTGACCTTGTCCCTGTCTGGCCGGATGCCGATGACCGGAAGCGTGGTGGTCCTGGCGAGTTCCTGGACGACTGCCGCCTGGAACTGCACATTTTCAATGGCGATGATCCTGGGGCGGTGCCTGGCCGCGGCGTCCTTGATCCTGGAAAGGATCTCGTTGAACGAACAGCGGTGCCGCTCGATCTCTTTGAGGTAGAGGATGCCGGAAACCGGATCTCTGGAAAGGGCCGCGATGGCGGTGAAGTCCGCCGTCTGCTTTTCCGAGATGGCGAGATCCACGCCGAGGACTGTCTCCAGGCCCCTGGGGGCTGGCTCCATGACGATCATCTCTGGCCGGATCATGCCCGCGCCGAAGGTCACGAATTCGGCCAAATACTCCTGCCGGAAGACGAGCTCCGGGAGATCCTCCCGGTAACGCTCGATCTCCTCTGGCCGGATATGGGGGTTGCAGGAGGTGGGCAGGTGCCAGCTTTGCCAATCCGGCTGGCCTGGGTCGTCGCCTTTGCGGTAGAGTTCGTGGAAATAGTTGATTCCGTTGGGCGTGGAAATGAACCAGGCCTCGCCCAGAAAGTCGGTCAGGGTCGGGGATATGGCCCTTTCCCAGGCCTCCTGGAGAAGTCGGGCGTGGGCGGCCTCGTCGATGACCAGCCGCTTGTACTTCCTGGACCTGCCCGCGTTCTTGTCCTCCAGGGTCCAGAAGTCGATCTTGCCCCCCGTGATGAGGTCGATCCGCATGTCGGACTTGTTGGACCTCTTGGTGATGGGCTGGAGGGTGCGCTTCATGTCCTCCCAGACATCGAGCAGGATCTTGTAAGTCGGGGCGAAAAAGGCCACGGGCCAGCCGTCGAGGGCCGAGCCTGGCATGAGGCCGAGCCACTCCGTAGCCAGCATGGTCTTGCCGAATCGGCGACCGCACCGGGCCACCTTGAACCTGGAGCCCCCCGAAAGGATGGCCTTTTGCCCTGAGTGAAAGTCGATGGGCGGGACTACGATCTTGCGCTTTTTGCCCACTATGCCCTCGCCTTTTTGAGCTCCTCGCGCAGGATAAGGGGGACGGCGTTGCGCCAGGATACGCGGTGGTGAATCCGGCGGTGCTTGTGACCCATCGAGCTGATCTGGACACAGGAGGGGGCGAACATGACCGTGTAGAACGACTTCACATAGGTCCCTTTGTCCAGGTAGAGCTCCGTCATGCCGCCTTTGTTCTGCTGCGTTGACTTCTGGACCAGGCCCAGGTTCAGGACCGTGAAAAAGAGCTCCCCGCGGCCTCCCTGGGTGACATAGGTGTTCACGTCCTCGTTGATCCTGCCCGCGAACCGGATGGGGCGGTCTGTGGCGCAGATAAAAGAGTTCATGCACTTGCGCTTGGTGAAGGCTGATGCGGCCGAGGAGGCTGACCCTCCGAGAAAGTCCCCTCCCTGGGCCATGGCTACGCTCTTGATCGGGGAGCTGCGGTGGAGGTCC